GGGTCTTCAACCCCGGCTTCTGTAAGAATATCGTAAATACGTTGCTTAATTACCTCGTCTTCAAGGAATTGTGCCGGGATGACTAATTCACCCTCTGCAACGTGGGCCAGCATGTTATCTTCATTGCGGCCATACTTTGCCATGCGCTCTGCCAGCGCAGGAAACTGAGCTATACCATCATCACCAAAGTCAGAAGCTTTTTCGGCATAAACCTCATCAGCTTCGTCATCTTCCATGACAAAATCACCAATACCACCGGTCGGGACTTCCAGTTCTTCGGTTTCTTCAATTTTTAACGCTTCTTCTGCCATTATCCCGCTCCGCCAGTTATGCTTTCAGGCATAGTTACCTGTATTATTGTACTTCTGTTCTCGCCTCCAGTCCATGAAGAACCACATTGAGGACAGTTTCCTTCCGGATATGACGCAATTTCTTCCGGTGTATCCACTTTATTATCACAGTTAGCACAATGTACTAGGTCTGTGCTAGTGGAAGGTTTCCATTTGCTGCCGTCCGGCATATTAATAATAGTTTCACTCATTATGTCGTCACCGTGACACTACCCACGGCCCCCGTTGCTGCTGATCCTCTTGGATAAGGCATATTTGGGACCGTGATACGCAATTGATCGCCGTGTTGGAAAATACCGCCAATAGGAAGGTTGTAATTGTCGGTCTGCAAGTTAGGCAAAGTTAGTGCTGATGCCTGCCAAGGACCGGGGTTGTTAACTTGTTGTAAAAAAACCGAAAAGGCACGAACAACTTCCGCCATGTACTCTGCATTGTAGTCAGGCGGTGCGTTTGGAAATAATGGTTGTACTAAGCCTCTACTCATCTACGCCCATCCGGTCTTAATTCAACACGCGGTGTCCCAAGTCTCCACTCAACACCCGTGTTGTCTGATTCTATTTTTAACGCAAACGAGCGACCGCGCATCCGGAGCCTTACCTGATCGGTAAATTGCTCAACAGGCACAGTAGAACTACGAATTACGTTACTGCTTGTGGTTTGATTGTAGTCAGCACCCGGAAAACGTCTGGTTTCTAGCGTGAAATCCACGTTTGGCGACGGTGAAGTCGAGCCGTCAAACGTTACGTCGGGTATTAGTTTGCTCAAGAACACAAAGTTATCCCCAGCACCAATCGACATTTGACTACTCTCAATGTACGAACTGATAGCCGCTGGAGGGTTGACGCTACCGTCATCTGTACCAAACTCATGGTAGTACAAATAGCCGTCTGTGCTTGCTGCAACAGGATATTGACCAATACCACGGTCAATCCATGCCGTTCTGGTCATGTTACCGTAGTACCAAACCTGTTCTTGATAGTTATACACAACGTATTTGTCGATAGTTTCGGAGCTTGCTGATGGATAGAACCACCATATCTCTGAAAACGACGAATTTACCGCTGCGGTAACTTTCTCAGCTTGGTCTTGGTTAAAATCGTTAAATACATACGCTCTGACAGAACAAGGCAAACGCTGGACCTGACCAGAATAGATGTAAAACTCTTGCTCACCCATCCACATAACCATGTCATCGACCGCAATAGCGGACAAAGGACTAGCAATAGTGATGTTTTCGGAAATCATAGAGATGCCGAACGTGAAAGGTGGGCCTAAATACTGCATCGCATGTAGCGATTTGTCGGTAAAGACCAGTATCTGTTGCCGTGTTTCGAGGGCCGTAATTATCTCAGAGCCCGTACCGATCCGCAGATCACCTGCCGTGTTGGTAGCTTCTGCGCTCCAAACCAGTGGGTTTTCTTGGTCAGAAAAACGGATAAGTAGAGGGTCTTGAACCCCAATGTTGTCCTGTGCATCACAGCCAAACACAATAACGTGCCTGTCACGGTCAGAAATCATGACCTGTTTTGCAATAGTCGGCGTTGTAGTATCGGCACCCGCTAGTGACGATAGCTCTACCGCACGTTGGAAAGGTGCTGAACTGGTCGATTTATCCCAGTAGTAGATGCCGCCGTCACGAACATTGATGATTAAGTCTTCACCAAAGTTGTCATGACTCCAAATACGCAAGATGTCGCCTACCGCAGTCAAACTAGCGGCAGAGCCCCACGCGCCACGGGACCATGTACCTGCTCCCCAACCGGCTCCGGCAACTGTTGTATCCAATCCGCGTTGAATTTGATACGCGCCAACAATAGAACCGCCACCGTTACCGGTGTCTGATCCATTAGCTAGTACAGGAGTAGGTGTGTAAGCGCCGTTAATCGTGATGTCGTTAAGCAATGCAACTTCTCTTGCCACAATTTCATACGTGTTAGCGTTTTCAACACGGTCTATTTGATATTCTTGGTTAAGAACAGCGGCTGTAATGTTACCGCCAAGCGATGCTGCGCCACTAAATGTGACAAAATCGCCAGCCAAAGCACCATGGTCAACGTCTGTAACCGTCAGTGTGGATGATCCGTTGGTCGCGGCAAACGTTACGTCACCCGCAGAAGTAGTCGCACGAAGAGGTGTGATGTCGTTATAACCACCACCTTCGTTTATGTAGTATTTGAGATGCGTTCCGACACCCAAGTAGTTTTCCCCCGCAAGGGCTACAAATGGATGTAATGCACGGCAAGTGCCTAAAAAGCTCTTACCAGAATACTTTTCCCACCCGCCTATCTTTTCGGGGGTGCCGAAACGAAACCTTACTTTGTCACAGTCAAACCAACCGCCCTCGTTTGTATACGAAGTGGTTTCTCTGTTTACTCCGGGCCTGAACTGTAACTTTTGTAAGGGCATATCATCCGTTCACTACTTCAGCTTCTTCAGCAGTCGTCGTTTCAGCGAGAGACGCTGTGAGCATATTGAAAAAAGCCTCACGGCCTACGTTTAGCTGATCTATATTAAAGCGTAGGTTTCCTAGCTTCTTGTCCAGATCAGCAATGTGGTTAACCATCGCAACTTGTTGCTCGGTTAGGTCGTCAATGTTGTGTTCTACATCATTGACAGTAATGGTTTTCTTTTCATTTTTCGCCATTATAAGTCTCCTTGTTAAATTTTATTCGGCAGGTGCTTCTACATCCGCATCTTCAGGTGCCCAAGGTAGGCCGTCGGATTGCGTTGCTGCTCGGTCAATCTGGCCTTGCACCTTCGCTGTACGGTCGGCTTCGACGCGAGCTTTAGCTTCGTCAGCCGTTTCGTCACCTTCAATCAAGCTGTTGTAGACCCAACCCAATACGTCGTTCTCGGTAAGATCAGCGTATGGAATGTAGTCGGGGCTTGATGGATCGGGATCAAGCCGTAGCTTGCCGCCTTCGGTAGCAGTGTATGACGGAGTACCGTCGCTTGCCGCTACGCAAGACCAATAAACGAGGATAACACCCCCGTCTGAATCTTCATGCGTCATTTGGTTGACGCTCCAAGTTGTAGTAATTGCCATGTTTCTTTCTCCTTTAATGACAGTTAGTTAAGAAATTCTAAAGTAACCTGTATTCATTTCAACACTTACAAACCCACCAGAATAAGATGTGTTAAATCCGAGTGTAATTGTCGGATTTGCAGTATTGTTATTCGCAACAGTAAACGTAGGGGCCGTCCCTTCCGCAACAACATTACACGCCGTAACTTGCCACGTGCCACTTGTATTGTGACAACGATAATAAGTGCTTCTGTACCCTTGGTATGTGCTACCTTCAAGTTTTAACCATGTTGCGGCTCCATTACTGCCCGTATTCAAAGTGAAAACTCTACCGTTGGGGCTAGCAAACGTAGTTTTATAAGTGCCTGCTATTTGTATACCATCAGTTACCTTAAAAGAGGGCGCTCCGACGCCTATGTCGGTAGGCCCGGAGTTTGTTCCAACAGTAACCGTATCGTTTGTGCCATCCACGAATAACATGGCGGTGTTGTTATTAGACTCAACTCTAAAGTCGGCAGCGGCGCTGCCCTCGTTGACGGCCATTTCGTAATTATCGCCCAGTGTGACATCTAGGCTACCTCCGGCAATAGTGATGTCCATGTTATCGCCAGTATTACTTGTAGCGATATTCATGCCACCTGTGTCGTGGTTAATGTAACTGCTTCGTGATCCATCTTGGCGACGGAAACGTGCAGAACTCGCGTCAGCAAACTCTGCACCGTTTGAGAAAACTGTGCTTATCCGATTAGAGCTTGAAGGCCATGAATCGTCGTAAAGATGCGCTGTGCCTGTTGTCGCAGAAGGTTCAGAAGCCGCAGATAAACTGGATACGAGCGCCGAACTACTACACTGTGCGGTAAGCGTTCCCGTGCTTCCGGTAATAGCGTTCACGCGCACCCAGATTTCTGTGGTTGTTGCCCCTCCGGGATTTACCGTTTTAATTTCTTCGAGCTTGGCGACGTTATAATACTGATAGTCTGTCAGCGTGATGCTGTGCTGAAAGTTATAACCTGCAAGGTTAATAATAAAATCACCTTGGAACGACGAATTGTCGCCGCTGGCATTTATGCGCAAATACACCGTTCTTGGACTAGGAGATACTGTCTCAGAATACACCTTGTACCACTGCGACCCTGATCCCACAGAGCGTGTTGTAGTAACAACATTTGGGTAACAAATACCCGCAACGACACTACCATCTCCAAAACGAATAGCGCCATTTACGTCTAAAGCGTAGTTACCATTAGCGTCAGGTGCCTTACCGATACCCACTGCGTTAGCAGAGGCGTCCACAAAAAGCATCTGAGAATTGCCATCAGACTCAACGCGGAAGTCTAAGTTGCCGGAACTATTTTCGTTAAAAGTTGCGCCACTTGAATTAAAACGGTGTTGCAACGTTCCGCTAGAAGAGATTCTTAGTCCGTCATCACCAGAGGCAGAATAATCGAGAGTTATTGGATAACCCGCATCTAAGTGCAAGCCCGTTGAGGCTCTGGAGTCATATTCTAGTTTTATTGAAGCATAATCCGTTGTATCTGTATTAAAGGTCCAGTTAATAGCACCTGTCGTACCTGCAACACCTGATTTAAGGTTTAACTCGGCACTACTAGCCTCTAACTTGAGGTTTCCAGCTACTTCTAAAACCTCTATGTTTGGGTCACGGCCAATACCTACTCGGTTGCCGCCAGCATTAACCATCAGCATATGAGCGTTGCTGTCAGACTCAACGCGGAAGTCAGCGTCTACACCGCCTTCGTTAAATACTGCGTGTCCTGCTGTTGTAGGAGTTGTAGTAAAAGCGCCTGAAGGGGCTAAAGATATTCTTTCGGTAGTAGCAGGAGTGTTAGAGGTTTTACTGTCAACGTAGAAACGCATTATACCAGTGTCAGCTACCTCAATCATGCCTACACCGTGATTAGTTGAAGCCCCTGTCCAACGTCTAAAGTCTATATCTGCTCTAGTGCTTCCATTTTGACCAATGCTTGTGCCAATTCTTTGCGTAGAACTACCATAAGTTGTTGTGGATAGTATTCTTCCTGTGGTGTGCAAGGGTTCTAGAGGTGTTGACATTCCCACGCCAACGCGGTTATTACCAGCATCAACAAACAGCATATGCGTGTTGCTGTCAGACTCAACGCGGAAGTCTTGGTTATAGCTACCTTCGTTAATAATGACACCACCAACTGTATTGTCAGTGTTTCCAATGCGCATTCTTTCCGTCGGGGTGCTGTTGTAACCAGCGGTTTCAAAAACAATAACGCCATCGGGGCCCGCACTGTTAGAGCCGCCACTTATGGTTTTTATTCGAGCTACTGCGTGATCCGCAATTCCAGTGCCGTCTGACGTGTAATACTCTAGCTGTCCTAAACCGTCACCAGCGACCCAAGAGCTACCCGACTTACCGTCACGCAAAGTTAAAACAGGATCATCTGAGGAAGAAATAGTAACGTCAGAAACTGGAACCGACGTGTTGAAGCCAAATTTACCATCTTTAGTAATTCTGAGTCGTTCCGCGGGGTCTGATCCTTGCGGCTCGTTCACAAAAACAAGATCAGTTCCGGTGCCGTTTACTAAGGACGCAATACGAGAGACAGACTTACTGGCATTACGAGTTCGTAGCAAAATCTGCGAAAACGAGTTTGTGTCGTCGCTGAGGTTTTGAACGCTTAAAGTAGCGCCATTACTTACTTGACCGGTTGTATCCGTTGCGTCAAAAGTTGTACTGCTTGTATTTTGTAATTCAAATAAACCGCTTGGCGAACTGTTATTGATACCAATCCGGTTGTTGCCAGCATCCACAAAAAACATATGGGTGTTGCTGTTAGACTCAACGCGGAAGTCGTAATCACCTCCATCCTCATTAATCGTTAACGGGCCACCGTTGAGAAAACGAAGAGTGCCGCTATCCCACGACACGGCAGGGTTTGATGAATACGCTTGAAGGTGAATCGCCGTAGCCCCCGACCCTGTTCTGGTTACAGAAATCTGGTTGTTGGACTGAGCGTTACCCACCAACAAGTTAGCACCCTGCACCTGCAACTTGTAGCTGGCTACGTTAGAAGTTGTTCCAATACCAACTGTATTCGCGGAGGCATCTACAAATAGAGTATCTGTATCAACCGTTAAGTTTCCTGTGGCCGAGAGGGTGGTAAATGCGCCGGTGCCTGTGCTCGACGCGCCAATGTTGGTGCCATCAATTGAACCGCCGTTAATATCCGTGGTCGTCAGCACCGACGAAGCGATAGTAATTACGCCCGTGCTGTTGGCAATCGTTGCCGCTGCCGTGCCGTCGTTTGCGGAAATACTGCTTGTTTCAATATCAGTAGCGTTAACTACGTCATCTTTCAGCAATACGCTGTCAATTGTGACACCGCTGCCCGCAGACGTTTCGTTAATCGTATTGGTTTTAAGCGCCTGACCCGCCGTTACCTCCGGGTTAGTTGATCCAGACGTAGCTCCATTAGCTAGAACCTCGGCCCATGTATCGACTGTGCCGACTTGTGAGTCAACGTAAGCTTTAATAGATTGCTGAGTAGCCAGTTTAGTAGGGCTGTTTGAAGACATGTCGTCTTCGTCTTTGATGCCCGTAACTGTTGCACCGTCACCAGCAATGTTAAGGCTAGTGTTTGCCGTAACAGTAGTACCTGTAATCGCAGCAGCACTTGATCCGCCAATAACCGCACCGTCAACAGTACCGCCGTTAATGTCGGCTGTACCCGCGGTAAGAGTAGGCGTGGTGATTTCAGTAGCACGTAATTTGGTAAAAACGTCTGTAACAGTAGCAGCACTTGCGCCACCACCATCAAACTTGACCACCATATCAACACCCGCAGGGACCTCTAGGTCTCGCGCAGCGTTGTAAGTGCCTTGGAAAAGAATAACAGACTGACTACCCGCCAGACTGTTTCTTACAAAAACTATTTTTTCAGCGTCGTTTGGGTCAAGCTGCACAAAAGCAGAGCCACCCAAATCGCTAGAACTGTAAAACTCTAACCACTTATTGCGCCCGTCTGAGGTCGCACCGTTAGTGATTTGAAGTGAATTTGGAGAACCGGAGGAACCCGCGCTAGTAAGCGTAACACGCTCTGCGCCGTTGATTGCTTGGTCCAGAATGTCGAAATTGACGTTTGTAGTATCGCCCCATGTACCCGACTGCTCACCAGTAGCCGGTTTTTCAATACCGAGGTTAACTGTATAGGTACTTGGCATCTAATTTATCCTCACGCTGCTATTTGCGTCCAATTTGCGCTCTGGGCTGGTTCTTCCTCCGACCATGATGGCGACTGGTTAACATTAATCTCACTATAACCCGGATTTTGATCCGGGACAATGTTTGAGTAAACCAGTACGTTACCAACACTACCTGTTGCGCTGACTCCTATTACATTTACTATAGCGTCACTTTCTACGGTGACGCTTCCTACTTGACCTGTTCCGCTAACCCCGCCGACGTTAATAGTCTGACCAGTCCTTATCGAAACTGATCCAACGGTGCCTGTCGCAGACAAGCCTGTTACTGGTACGTTGCCCTTACCACTAACCGTGGCAGTGCCTACTACACCAGTAGCTTCAAGACCTGTTGGGAATACATTGGCTTTTGCAACAACTGTTACGGAACCAACAGCCCCAGTGGCCTCTAATCCTGTGACAGGTACAATCGCGCCAGCTTCGACGCTTACGGAGCCTACTGCTCCTGTTCCTGACACACCCGTAACGTTAACGTTTGCATCTGCGGTAACCGTAACGGAGCCTACTGCTCCTGTTCCGGCTAATCCGGTAACTGGGACATTCGCATCGCCAGTGATGGCAACCGAACCGACTTGGCCTGTAGCCGCCACGCCTGTGACGTTTACATTGGCGTCTGCCGTTACACTAGCACTGCCGACTTGGCCTGTACCAGCAACTCCCGTGACTGCAACATTGGCTTCGGCAACTATTGTTACACTACCGACGTTTCCAGTCGCTTGCAGGCCAGTAACCGGTGCATTGGCGTCAGCCGTGACCGTTACAGAACCTACTGAACCCGCAGCTTGTGGTAAACCACTTTGTGACCACGGGCCCTCGCCCCAACCAGAGCGGCCCCAGCCGCCTATTGGGACGATAACATCGGCCATTACGCTATCCGAATAATGGCGTTACTTGCATCGGCAGTTGGAAAAACAATCGTAAAGTCACCTGCGGTGGATGTTTTGTCGCCGCCGAAGTCCAACACTACGACTGACGGGTTGGTTACCGAAATAGAAGTGGTGTTTGGAGTTGTATTATATATGAGCGCCCCACGTGCAGTAATTGTTGCCGTGGAGAAAGTTTCGTCTTGGAAGTCGGTCAAAGCCGTAGTTCCAGATGACGTGGGGTCAACGTTAGTCAACGCCCCTCCGCCCGCACTATACCCTGTGCCGCTTACCTCGTTAGAGGTAGTGTATGCGGTAGTAGCCGCATCAAACGACGCATTGTTGTCGTACAGAGCAATTTTAAATGTATCGCCGTTGGCGAGATCAAAGTCGTGGACACCGTACAATAGCTCCTTCTTGAACGATGTACACATGTAGTTTCCGCTGAAAGCCATGTTTACAGTCTCCTAATTAGTTCCGCGAGTTCCAGATTCCCAGAATCCTTAATCGCATTGTACACGGTGGTTCTATCACTTTTTATCGCTTCGCGCATATAAAATTCTAAAACTTTAACTATGTGCTTACGAAAGGCATGTGCTTGTGCCTGTATTGCAGGGTTTGCAGAATCACTGATTGATATAATTTTATCAGCACAACGCTCTGCAATTTCCTCTGGTGTAAAACCACGATTTTGAGTGGTGTGTACTTCCACTTTGAAATCAGGGTTTAAATCTAAATCTAGCGCAGGGAAACTCATTGTTTCGGCCTCACTAGCATACCTGTACGATAATCATCGGTGACTTCTTTGTTTTCACCCAGCATCTTCATGCCTGTCATCGCTTCAGCAAATCTTTTTTCATAATGGGCCATAACATCCTGTTCGCCCTTCATATATATGTACGCTTCTACCAAACTGCCGTACAACATCGCCATTTGAGCATTTTCACTCAGCCATGTAGTGCCGCTTCCAGCACCAGCAGTTAAACTTGCCGGTCTATAGAAATAATGTAGCTCAACTGCTCTTGCAGCGTCGGGAGTAGGACCGACAATAAAATTATCAACGTCAAATACCGCGTAATAACGCGGATCACCGGTTGTCGCCGGGTTTGGGTTGAAAGATTGTACAAAATCGGTGTCCTTAAACTCCAAAAATACCTTGTTACTGTTAGCATCGGTAAAAGAGAGCGAAAACGGTGCCAAAAAATCGCTAGGACACGCCAAATATTGGTTTGCCTGCGTCATATTGCCGCTGACGTTCTTTCTGAACAGGCTCAACTGCACGTTTTTGAGGATTCTTTCCTCTGCCTGCCTGATAAACACCGGTAAATTGTTTACAAAGGACGTTTCATCGTTCTCTGCATAGTCCTGAATCGCTGTTTTTAGCTCGTCATAGGTAAAACTCATGGCGTCACCACCGATACTGTACCAACTGCGCCTTGTAAAGCAGTGGTTATTTCTAATTCTGACGGCATTTCTGCCGTTCCGCCGGTACTCCAGTTACCATTGCCTAAGTAAACAATGCCGTTTGTCGTAACGACCAAAAACGCGCTTGTAGGGTTGTCCGGCTGCGGTCTTGCGTTCTGCAAAGCCTGTGGATCAACCACTTTTCTAAACGGACCAAGCTGTGGATGCTTTGGTTCATACTCATCTGGACCCACAAGCAAGCCGTTCCACTCTTTTTTCATCAACTTATATTGATAACGAAAACCAGAGCGGTCCGATATTGCGTAGGAGTTTTTACCAGATGCAAACTTAGCCATCAGCCCGTCCTGTAGTATTCATACTTAGGTACGACGTTGAATGAAGACCTATCGCGATCTTCCGTTGCAGCCCTATCAAACTCTTCTTCGTATACGCTTTTCAACATTTGCACCCGGTTAGGCGCTCTCTTTAATGCGATGTAGTAAGCTAATCCTGCGGCTAAACAAGGGTAAAACCTAAAAGGCATATCCATTGTATTGGTGTAAATATCCGCATCGTCCATCCTAGTCAAAGCATCGTAGTAAACTACGTCAGTGCTGTTTTCTGGAACAGGCCATAGTTTTAAATTTGGCGTCAATTGACGATCCAAGAAGAATTGATTGGGACGACTTTGTGTCGTTTTTGTCGGAATTGTCAGATATTCATCCCGGCTCAATCGCTCTAACGAGTAATCTGTGCCGTCTCTACGAATAACTACCGACAAAACATCAATAATGTCTGCATTTAGGGCGTATTCACCCGTGCCTTGCGTCAGAGCTTGCGATCTTTGCTTGATCGTCCACTGGTTAAGGCCGCGGTTAGCCCAATCCGCCAGCAATAGATTAAGCGAACGTTTAGCCGTCTTGAGGTCGTAACCAGTACGAACCTCAAGACCACATCGCTCGAATGCTTCTTCGACGTAATCAGCTACGTCTAATTCAAAATCTTTGCTGTTAGATACAGTCATTTATTTCTTCTTCTTTTTTACCGCGCCGCCGCCACGCATTTTCTTAACCATGCCACCGCCACGCATTTTCTTAACCATGCCACCGCCGCGCATCTTCTTAGCAGCACCACCTTTACGCATTTTTTTAGGTTTCATCGCCATTTTTTAGTCTCCTATAAAGTTCAGTCCGTTTTGCATAGATGTCTGACGCGTTATATTTCCCATTATAACTATCATAATATCCTTTTTTGTCCAACTTGTCTGCTGCTTCTTGCAGCTTCGACAATCTTTGAACAAAGATCATGGAGTATTCGGTATCATTTTCGTAATCAAAAATTATTTCTTGTACAAAGTCACTCGGTTCATCGTTGGGATGAAAACCCATGACCCAAACATCTTTATCAATAAACATGCCGTCTGCAATCACATCATTTAGTTGATCTAAATACTCGTGAAATGCGTCAGAATCCTCGTCAAAGTTAATATCTGCGATAATGGCTAGATCGAAGTTATCATCAAATTGTGATACGCACGAATACAAGACTTGATAGGAGTCATCGTACTTAAAAAGAATGGCAACCTTTTCGTCCATCAATGCTTTTCTAGCGTAAGGACAGGGAGGTAGGTTGTTAAATTGGGGGCTAGGCTTTTCTAACGCAGTCTCCGACCATTGCATTATTTCTTCAACAATGGCTTTTTCTGTGGACTGATCGTAAAAAGCTAAGTTCATGATTGTGTCACCGAGCCTTTTGTTCGTTTGCGTCGGTTATTCATGACTTTGCCACAGCCTCTGGCTATGGCTGTTCCAGCTTGTGCTTTGCCACGAAAGGGTCTTTTGGGCTTGGTCTCTACAACGCCGCCCGCAGCCATTTTTTTTACTTTGGCCGCTTTAGTGTTCGAAACAACTTGCTTTCCTTTAGAGCCTTCACGCTTCTTTTTACGAGCAGTCGAAGCTCTTTCAGACTTACTGAGACTCTGTGCTTTAGATCGTGGAAGGCATCGGTCAGGGTTCTTTTTATTTTTCGAAGTGCCGCATTTGCCTGCGATGTTACCTTGGCTATCAATTCGGACCCAATCTTCATCAACCCATTCCTGTAGCTTTCCCATTACTTACCCTTCCTTTTGCCACCCTTTGACTTTTTGGCGTAATTAGGGTCTTTGCAATATTTAGAAGCAGCAAGGTTTGCATAAGCAGATGGGTAAGTATCAAAAGTGCGCTCTGCCCAAGCTTTCCCTTCGGGACATATCTTGCTGCCCTTACTTTTAGAAGAAGCTTTCTTTGACTTCTTGGAATACGCCATATCTTCACCCCAGAAATTTCTGCACGAATGGTGCGATCAAAATTAGAACCGCAAGAGCCCATAGTTTAACGTCCAAAGACTTTAAACTGCTTTTATGATCGTCCAACCGCTCTTCAATACGCTGGTATCTGAGATTACATTCAGCCTCGTGTCGTTCCAACTTGGCTAAAACTTCTTCCACCTTCATCCAATCCTCACCACGCTTTACAGGACCAGTATCTGGCGCTGAATTTATCTTTCGCCGTGTCACAGTTGTGACGGGCCCTGAAGTTTTTGCGCCTGCCCGGTTGGTCTTTTTTGATCGACATTTTGCTGTCGCCAAACCGGACGAGCTTAATTTCATTGCCTTTTTTGGCGAGGACGGCGCTTTTTTTGCTTTTCCCCGGCGTCCTTTTTGGTTTGTTGTATCCGGCAAAGGTTTCACCTCTATACTTTATCCGTCCAGACGGTAAGCGAGTAGCATCTTTGGTTGTAGCCATAAGAACACCCTAGCTATGAAACACCGTTACAGACGTACATGCGGTAAACACAGAAACATAAATGTCTGAAACTCTAATTCCTTCGTCAGGAATGTTTACAGAGTGCGTATCAGAAGCATCTAAATCCATGTCAAGCACGGTCGATCCGCCGTTGCCATCGGTAAAAGTAATTCTGGGAGAACCAGAAGCAGTTTTAATTTGAACCTGTCGAATACGTGCAGGACCTACACCAGCAGAGCCGGTGGCGGTTAAACGGATTGATTTTACATCAGAACCAGCCATGTTCGCCCCCTATTAAGATAGTGCAGCGCCAACAGCCGTAACCCATGCAGCACCCGTGTTGATTACCAAGCAGTATTCGTCATTACCTGATCCATTGTCGCTGACAATGTAGATAGTTCCGACAGTTGTGTCGCCAACCGCAGGAAGGTTTGCTGTTGTTACAACAGGAACTTCAAAACCGTTACTTGATTGTACGGGGCCTGAAAAATGTGTAGTAGCCATGTTTTACTCCTCTCGTGTCCGAGGTCAACTCCCTGCATTTGCAAAGTGCAAGGATATATATTGAGCATTATTACTCAATACATACAATAACACAAAGCCAGAAAAAAGAAAGGGGCAACTTTCGTTGCCCCTCGCAAGTCTACAGGGAGAAGTCAATGTAAAACTGACAACTCCTTTATAGCACGTTTTACGCTCCGGGAGTACCGAAAACGGAACGCCAGTCCGATACACCAAAACTGTAACGCTCACGCGCCTTGAAGCGCATGTTACCGGTGTCAAAGTCACCTTCCATTGCCGTTTTAATTGGCGAACGGTTGAAGAATTTGAAGCCGTTAGGCGCATCAGTTTTGATGAAGTATGCGTCTGAATCAGTCAGGAAGTGGTTAACCACTGCTCCATCAGGAATCATACCCATGTTCTTCATAGCGTTGTTGTCGTTGTCAGCAGTGCCCGAACGCAAGTTAGAGTTAAGAACTCTCTCTGCGATGAACTGAAGCTCTTTAGGAATAATAAGCTTCATGCCGCGTACAGCGATCTTTAGACCACGCTCATCGGTCATACCAGCAATCTCAATCAGCATCTGCTCAAGCGAAGTTTCGTTGAGGTCAGCCGCTGTGGCGAGAAGGTTGCTCTGGTTGCCAGATAAACTTGGGTGAGCGTTTGAGCATAGTGCTGCACCGTCACCAATTGCAGAAGCACCCGCTGTGAACGCATTGTTCAGGATAGCGGCAGCTTTGATCTGCTTGGTTTGAGCCATTGAACGAGCCAATGCCTTGGTGTAACGCGACGCTAATCGGTCATACAAGTTATCTTCAATAGCTTCCTCAGTAATTGAGAAGGCCAAAGCGATGGTTTCGTGTGTGTAACGAGCAGTGTATGTCTCTTGTGCATCGTCAAAGCTGATGGCAGTGCCTTCGCCTTTAACAGGTGCAGTTGAGAAACCACCAAGCATAACTTCCTCTTCAAAGGCTCTGTCCGAAGACTCCTCTTCAAAGATTTCTCCATGCTCGTTCTCGTAACGGTTATATTCCAGCCCGAACAAAGCGTTAAGGCCGGGTTCTAGCTCTTTTGCTAGTTGACTTCTTGAAATAGCCATTTGTTAAACCCTCCTTAAATGCCCGTCGATGTCGCAGTAGTCTGCGAATCGAAACGGCTGGTTGGTGCGTTGAAATGAGCGTTCAGTCGCACAATCAGAGGAATACCAGCAGCAGTGTAATCACTGTTACCCGCATCATCCATAATACCTACGATGCGAAGCGGTAGCGTCGCAGTAGTATTGATTGTTGAAACGCCCAAGGCGGAAGAGGAACTACCTGTATCAGTAGAACCATTGCGAGCAGATGTACCCAAAGACGCATTCGCGAAGACTGCGGCTTGAGCAGTTGCTCTGTCTGTCAATGATGCGTCAGACGCAACTTTAAACAGTTGGTTTGGATTGTCAGCTACAAACGCCTTTACAGGATGGTTTGTATCAACGCTAACAGAACCCGAACCGGGCCAGTAGTTAATGAAAACCGGTTTCTTTGAAACCGAATCGACGTACTCCACCCCCATCAGGACACCCAATGCTTGAGTAGTACCACCGTTGGTAGCACCTGCACGATCAATAACGCCTGCGGCCAAAGGCACACAGATACCGTATTGATAGATAGCATTGGTGTTATCGGATGCGATTTCATACTGAGTTACCCCAGTAGAATTGGTCGCAGAACCGTTAAGCCCGATAGGACGAAGACCATAGGCAGTATTTGAATTTGCCATTTTAGTTTCTCCTAATTAGGGCAGCCCTATTTTTTTGGGCCACCGAAGGTTACACGAGATTGACGATCAGCGTTGCTGATCCTCATGGTTGAGTGTGCATTCTCGCGCATCATATCGTGGTCAACTGCTTCCATTTGGTCCCGACTACGTTTATTAAAGTATTCGGTCCTTTCAGCAACAGTCTCTTCCGGTATTCTGGCAAGAAGCAATCCGCCTACTCCAAACACACCTTGATATTTACCTGATTCGACAACTGGCGATTCAAAGTCAGGGTACTCATCCTTACGGACCAATTCCCAACCTTCACGCATTTTGGCACTGATGTTCTTAGTATCATCAAATCCACGCGTTTCCGCACGAATCCAGCGATGCTTAAAGCCATCAGGGGCAGGTGGTGCATCTAACATTGACGGGGGAGCCCAAGGCTTACGAATTGCCTGCTTCTCCCTAGTTTCGTTGGCGCGAGAAGTTCTCTTTATGGCGGAACCCATTTCTTTATCTTGTTCTGTCATATCTTTTACTCCTTCACGTATTTCGCATATTCTTCAAGCGGCACACCCAATTTTTTCGCTATCGCGACTTGGCTAGGGGTGAGTCTAACCTTTTTCCCACTGCGCCCAGATGAACTTCTTGAGGCTCCTACAACCGTCTGAGCGGGTCGTCTGTTAGAAGCCGTAGCACCCGTATTAAACTTAGAAGCAATACGGTTGTCTAACTCAGTATAGTAGTCATCGCTCTGCGGGTCAAATCCTTCCTCTTCCACTAACTTTTTATGAATACCAAATGCGGCATAAGTCATGGCTTCGTCGGACCCAAACCAACTGTTTTTAAGAGCCCACTGTTCCGCTTTAGGATCAGGTCTCTTAGGTTGTTGGGCAGGCATTGGTTGACGTACTTGTTGTTGTGCAGCAGCCTGTGCTTGTTGCTGCGCACGTGCAGATTGCGCTTTCGCTTGTGCAGCGCGGTCTGCCTGAATTGCTAAATTAGTTAAAGCACGTTGTGCTTGAACAGTTGCAGCACTGTCACCTATCTCAATAGCTCTTGCAAGCGCAGCTTCGGCTTGTTGCATTTGAGTAGTAACACGGTTGGTGTATTCAGACACGTAATTAGTGTCCAAATTCTGCATACGCTGCTTGAGTTGCTGAGACTCACTCTGTACGCCTTGAGCGTAGCGAATAGCCTCTTGTTCGCGCCTTTCAGCTTCGCGCATCTTTTTGGTAAGTCGGTCGATACGCTTTTGCGTAGCCGTCTCGGCTTTTTGAAACTGATCGTCGTTACTATCAGCCCCCCTTGATTCTGTATGATCCTCATTAACCTCTACTTCGGTTTCTTGAGAATCGCCCAAGTCTAGTTCGACTTGTTCTTTTTCGGCTTCAGCCATAACAATCTCTCCTTACGTTAATTGGTGAATATCTTCTGGGTCCAAGATAGTGGACAAGATTTCGTCGTCGTTAAGAATACGAACCTCACCGCCATCAATTTGGAAACGCGACCCGGCGTAACGTGCAAACAAAACCCACTGTTTTGCTTGGCACCATGGTCCTGATGGGAACTTTTCCTTGTCCGCATAGGCCAACGGGCCAACTTTAAGAACGTACCCGACCTGTGTGGAAACCTGACTTTTTTCTTGTACTTCGTTAGGCAAAAAGATACCGCCAGCGGTCTTTGCTTTACCTTGATAAGGAAGAACTAAAAGTCGCCAACCGGTTGGTTCAGGCATTCTTTCGAGAAGGGATTTACCAATTGCCTCTGGATTGAGACGTGGCTTTTCTGTGTACGCATCAGCTAAATTAGGCTTATCGTCTTTCTTAGCCTCTGATGGTTTTTTGATCGGCTCTGACGGACCAGATTCTGCTTGTATGTTAAATGCAGCATTTGGTGCAGCAGACAAATCAATTTTTGTTGATTTAGTCATTAGATCGCTCCTGTTTATCTAGCAGGCTCTTGAGTTCCTGTTCCACGTGATTTAGACATTCCATGTTGCCCATAAGCTCACGATATTGCTCCATAGATTTAACGTTTCCATAAATCATTAAATCCGTCACCGATTGTCGCCTTTCTCTCAAGATTCGAAAGACCGCTTCGGCTATATAAATGTCATCCATTTACTCCTCGCATAATATCGAACAATGTCTGATATTATCGTAGCACATTATATATAAGATGTGCTAGGACAAACTACAAACTTATGCGATTACCTCAAAATGTGGACCATCAATAAATGGCCGCCTACCTTGGCTTCTTCGTAGATCAATGTACGCGTTCATAGCGTCCTCTGCGGTGCCTTCATACTCTCGTATGTCACCCTCGGACCACGCTGCGCCCCACTTAATGGATACACCCACTTCAATAGCAGCCTGTTTAAAAGCGTCACAAATGTCATCGTAGACATTAATTTCCCAAACTACGTCTGAGCCATCGTAAGCTACAACGTCAACAGCATGTGAGTAGCCGTCTTCCTGTACTAAATGCTTTGATTTCATAGTCTGTGATCGACCAGACTTGTACAAACGCTCTTGTTCTGCGAGTTCTCGCACACCATAGGTAACACCAAAGTCTACCTTAGTATATTGAATGGCTTTAGCTACAACCTGCTGTAGCTTTGGATGTACGCCGTCTAGTTTATCTAGGCTGCGTTGTGATAATTTGAAGCTCATTTTGCTACGCCTTTCGTCTTCTCGAATGATCTGAGACCGCCCAGACCCAACATACCCATCAAGACAGGCATCATCACGCTCATGTCGGCTTGCGGTACGGTTACTCCGAACCCGGCTGCTATGGGTGATATTAAGAAATTTACGGCTAAACCAAGAACGCATACATGTCCACATAAGGGCCTCCAAGAAGATTGAAAGAAGTTCCCTTTTGCGTCTGCGGTGTTTAGTGCGATTTGTGCAAGGGCAATCTCCTGCCCGTGCTTTTCGGCCATGGTACTAATTTCGTGGGCCAGCTTTGCCTTTTGGTCTTTGTCTTCGACGAATTTATCAAGAAGGCCTGTAACTGGTCCTATAAGTTTTTCTATCATAAAAAGCCTCCTGCGACTTTACGCATTTTATCTTATACGCAAAAAGAATATAAATAAAGAGCCTTATTACTTTTTAGCCAGCCAACCACTTTACCCATACCATCAACAATATAAATCCGCCTACCACCATAGATACCGCAAGAAAAATGGCAAAGTATTCCATGTTTTTAGCTTTTTGGCGTTTACGCGCAGTCTCTTCTTCCCGGCGTTTTTTACGTGCTTCGGCCTGAAAACGGACCCAATCATCATACAATCCGGGACGACCATACAAGCGCATCATGCTGGTAAGTTCTTTTTCAATCTCCTTGATTTTTTCAAGAGCCATAAACTCTTCAAAATCATTATCCGTTTTACCGCCAAGGACTGATAAAATGCTTTTCTTTTTCTTTTCACCACGGTTTTTTAAGTCTTCTTTGGCACCAACCATTTGTCCAATAGCGCCCATGGCGTCAGACAAATCACGACCGTTCGCGACAAATTGTTTTAAAACATTAAACCCAGCATTAAATGCGGCTAACTCTGCTATCAATTCGGTTGCCCCCGTTTTTTACATTAGCCACCGCCAGCCAACGATCCAATACCTTCTTGCGATTCAGGTCTTTGGAAAGGGTTTGTGCTATTTGCAGGGACAGTAGGTTGCGCACCGGTAAGCCCAAAGTTACTGGCGGATCTTACGTTCATAGGTCCTGTATATGATTGCGGGTCTAAATCCCCTACCGAACCAACAGGTGTTACCGTGTAGTTGCCGTCACCTGTGCCACTGCCGGGTGTATAAGAACCGCCGCCAATGGTGCCTCCGGTATAACCGGGAATGCCACCTATGTTAATACCGCTAAAGTCGATATTGTTAAAGCCGCCAGACTCGTAAAAGCTGTTAAGTCCAGACAATTGTTCTGGAGTCATTTGACTGGTATCAATACCCTCTGGAATAAACGGATACGGATTGTCATTTACCGTTGGGTTATATGGGTCAGCCATTCCTGTACCGGGTTCAGTTAAGAAACTGTCACCAAGCGTTAGCCCTGCATCAAGGTTGGGCGAAATACCAAGGTCGTCTGGCCCAATCCCAGCAAAGTCAAAGTTGTTGTTTCCACCAAACGTAAAGTCATT